CAGTAACTCTCACCATCAGTACTCTCGTTTCAATAATGTTCTTTTTTGTTGGAGGTGTGGTAGGATGGTTAGCAAAGGAGCATTTCTACCAAACACAACCTGTTTATACACATCCAGAGATGTTTGACTCAAATGGGAATATAATACCCGATGAAATTTTAGCAGTACGATTTGAAAACAATTATGACGACTACGACTACGAAGAAGAAGAGGACGACGACTGAAAAACCAATCGAATCTCTTCCTATAAATCCTTTTGTTTATGAGATTTTAGAACTTGCATCTAAACAACGGTCTAGTGCAAAGACAGTTGAAGTGCTTAAAACTTATGAACACGACTCTCTAAAAACAATTTTCATCTGGAATTTTGATGAAACGGTAATTAGCCTTCTTCCAGAGGGTGATGTTCCTTATGCAAATGCTGAAGAGCAAACTGTATATTCTGGCACTCTTTCTGAAAACTTGTCTAAAGAAGCAGCAGGTGGAGAATCTGCGACTGGACAAGATCTAGATGGAAGAGGACGCACATCTCTCCGTAGAGAATATCAAAATCTTTATCACTATGTAAAAGGTGGTAATGCAGGTCTCAATACCATTCGTAGAGAGATGATGTTTATTAATCTTTTAACAGGTCTTCATCCAAGAGAAGCAGAAGTATTAATTCTTACAAAAGATAAAAAATTAACTAATAAATATAAAATAACATTTGAGAATGTAAAAGAGGCATACCCCGATATTCAGTGGGGTGGTCGTTCGTGACAGTAGCAGTTAGCACGGAGAAAGATATGTCATCCTATGAGTCAGATGTAAAATACGTTAATCAATCTGATTATGGATGCCAAATTCTTCTTGAAAAAACAACGCTTGAAGCAGCAAAAGATAAAAGTTTTCCCAATGATGCTAGATTAATTTGGTATATTGTAGATGGTGTTCAATATATGGATCTTACCAGATGCAGTAAAGTTTCAAAACTTTTTGATATGTACTATGACAAGTATGGAAAAGGTGCTGTTCAAAAGATTGATTTTGGATATGGATCAGTTAATCCTAAACTGTGGGGATACAAACAACCTGAGAAGAAAAAGAAAGAAAGATGAGTGAAGGTTTTAAGGGTTTTGCAAAACCTGCTAAAGATAAAGAGTTTAAACTCTATATTAAAAACAGAGAAGTAGAAAAACTTATTAAGGAATATAAAAAACTTAAGAAGTATCAAAAGTCATCCATCTTTGAGATTGAAAAACTTTCTGGTCAAGAAACAAAGATTGATAAACTAATTAACGAATATGGGATAGATCCTGAAGCAATTGAATAATGGGAAAACATTACTTACTTAACCTTTATGGATGCTCGTTTGTTCTTTTAGACGATGAGCGTTGTCTTATTGATTTACTTGAAAATGCAGCAGTTGCAAGTGGTGCTACTGTGATTCAAACTATTTCAAAAAAGTTTGATCCACAGGGAGTCACTGTTATTTGTTTACTTTCTGAAAGTCATATTAGTATTCATACTTGGCCTGAGGAAGGTAAAGCAGCAGTTGATGTTTATACCTGTGGTGACTGCAATCCTAAGATTGGTTGTGATATTATCATTCAACAACTTTATGCTCAAGATCACACTCTAAGTTATATTGAGCGTTGACATATAGACATACATACCTTATAATTATCTACATATATCTGTTTTGTAATGTCACACTATAAACCATACTCGCCCGAGTGGCATCGCAAACGCTATTTAAAAGAAGCGTTGGATAAGTATTTGGATGAGTACATTGATAATCAAGTAATTCTTGATGATATTTCTGATATTCTATCTGAAAGATCTGAAAAAGCATATGAGGAATTCAATAGAATTAACGATCTAGAATCAATGATTAACGCTAAATAAACCAACAAGGAGATTAAATATGCTCTCTACTCAATATCGTCTGCGTCTGGAAGAAATCTGTAATAAGATTGCCAGACATCAAGAGGTAGGACTAGAGGATATGATTTGGGCAGAGAAACTTGGTAAAGCAAATCGTTCTGCAGCAACTCTCTTAAGACAAGCAAGACGCCGTGCAGCTAATCCAGATATGCAAGAAGGTGGGCTTGATGATTTTATGAATGCTTTGGATCTTGGAGATCCTGATCCATCAAATCACAGAAACAGATTTCGTGGTGCAGATGATATTGTTGATTTCTTTTCTGAGGATAAACCTGATGATTGGAGAACCAGAGATTAAGATATTATAAAATTGTATCAGGGTTTACACACATACTTGACTATATAGTATGAATAGGAGTATAATATCCTCCTAACGTTCATCCTATGGCTAAAGCACTTTTGCTTTTAGCATGGGTTCCACTTCTTTCTGTTTCAACGCCACGACTTATACAGAATCCATATCCTGTATCAATAAGTTGTGACGCAGCGTGGGAACTTATGGACATCGTTAAAAACGACGATGTAGTCCATCAAAGAGTAGAAGACCGATTGCTTTTAGAACTCCGAAAGGATGTAGTCCAGAGGTGCTAAAATTAAATAGGACGCAAGTAAGCCGACTCGGAACGGATCGTTCATCTATGGAACAACTATTCTTAACTTGCTTACAGGCACAAATTCTCATCAGTAGAATCAATGCCAGTGAAATTGTAACTGACCAACAAAAGAATGATCTTGTGTGGGAGGTTAGACAAGTTACGAAGAAAAGTTGTTTCAAAGACGCAAAAGCCGACTGAAGGAACGGGACTAACCCTCTCATTTCTTTAGGAGAAAAACCAAATGGCACAAGTAGTTTATCGTGGTCAAGCATACGACACCGAAGTTCGTAAGCAGGCACAAGCACAACAGCAACAAGAACCCCAACAATACAACGAAACCTATCGTGGTATTAAGTTTACCAAGGAGGGTCACAAATGATTGCTACAATTGCTGCAATCACTGGAGCATCAACAGCACTCATTTTTTTAATTTATGCAGAAGTCCTATTGCTGAATAAGTAATGGAAAACTACCACTATCATTATGATGATATGGACAAGGACAACAGACCTACTGCTTGTTATCAATTAACATACAGAGGTTGTAATTATTGGTCTTGTTATACTATTCATCTAGATGAATGGTTTGAAAAAATGTTTAAGTTCGAGGGAGATTAATTCTCCCTCTTTTTTTATAGGTATAAACTAGTAGGCATAAATTTTTGTTAAGGATCTCTGACAATTGATATAGATAGTGGTAGAATAAAGAGGTGAGAAAAGTGATCTGAAAATCAACTTTATTATGATTGTCCTTGTGCGTGGAGGTCATTATGCACAACATTGTATCTTATAACCAATTAGTTGGATGGCAACAAAGTATTAATAATTTAAATAATAGTTTAGATAATGCGTCAGATGAATCTGATTTACTAAATGACTATTATAATTGTATAATTGAGTGTGATGAGGACTGGGGAACGTGTAAGAAGATATGTAGGAGCATTCTAGAATAGTCGTTGTGAGGGGTTGACTACCCCTCTTTTTTTGTTTATAATAGAATTGTTAGAGCTTATAAAAATGGATAGAGACAAACTTAAGTTAATTGTCAGAAATCTAGAATCTTTAGTAGAATGCTTGAAGTCAGAAATTTATTCTGATGTAGATTCATATAAAGCAAGTTACGAAGAAGTAGCTCCTTACATTTCTGATTATGACGAAGTATTTTATGATGGAGACGATGATGGATACCCCGATTGAGTTCGAGTATATGAAACCAGAAGTCAAACTCATTAGCGTTACTCCAGATGCAGAGAAGCATATGGCTTACTGTGCTAGGGTGAGTAATCCTGCAAATCAAGAGAATGAAAAGTTCTCTGGACTACTTAAGTATTGTATTCAGCATCAGCACTGGAGTATCTTTGAACAAGCTTCAATGACTGTGGAGATTAATACGACTCGTGGTATCGCAGCTCAAATACTCCGGCATAGGTCATTTACATATCAAGAATTTTCACAACGCTATGCTGATAGCACTCTTCTTGGTAAATCTATTCCTCTTCCAGAACTTCGTCGTCAGGATACAAAGAATCGTCAGAATAGTATTGATGATATTCCCGACTATCTGAAACTAAAGATGACTGAGGAGATTCGTCTTTATTTTGAGCGTGGTATGCAACTCTACAATCGTCTCCTAGAGGCAGGAGTAGCAAAGGAGTGTGCAAGGTTTGTACTGCCCTTAGCAACCCCTACACGACTCTATATGACCGGTTCTGTAAGGTCATGGATCCATTATATCGATCTTCGGTCTGCTCATGGTACACAGAAAGAACACATGGAGATTGCAGAGTTGATTCGTTGCATCTTTACCTGTCAGTTCCCAGCAGTATCTGAAGCACTTGGTTGGACTCGTGAAGGTTGCTCTGAATGTAATGATGCGCCTTCTGTTACTATCGAATAAATATCCTTACATACTATGGAGAATAGAATTGGCAACATATCCAGTTTATAATAAAAATACAGGAGAACAAAAAGAAGTTGTTCTAAGCGTTCATGATTGGGATCAATGGAAGAAAGATAACCCTGATTGGGATAGAGATTGGTCAGATCCTTCTACCTGTCCAGCATCGGGAGAGATTGGAGAGGTATATGACAAACTTAAAAAATCTCATCCTGGTTGGAACGATGTTTTAAGAAAAGCATCAAAAGCTCCTGGATCAACTGTAAAACCAATTTGATATACCATGCCAACTAAAAAAAGAAACACTCCTCAAAATCCTGTTCCTTTTGGAATGAGTAATCGACAAATGAAAAGGAAAAAACCAATTAATCTTGATCTGATTAGGACCATCGAACCTCTAACAGATAATCAAGAGATATTGTTTCAATCTTATAAAAAAGATCAGAACATCGTTGCCTATGGTGCTGCTGGTACAGGTAAAACCTTCATCACTCTATACAATGCATTGAAAGATGTACTTGATGACAGATCACCTTACGAAAAGATTTATATTGTAAGGTCTTTGGTTGCAACTCGTGAAATTGGTTTTCTTCCTGGAGACCATGAAGATAAGTCATCTCTTTATCAAATTCCATATAAGAATATGGTAAAGTATATGTTTGAGATGCCTGATGATTCTGCATTTGAGATGCTGTATGGTAATCTCAAAACTCAAGGAACAATTAGTTTCTGGAGCACTTCTTTTATTCGTGGTACAACTCTTGATAATTGTATTATCATTGTTGATGAATTTCAGAATCTAAACTTCCATGAACTTGATTCTATCATTACTCGTGTTGGTGAAAATTCTAAAATTATGTTCTGTGGTGATGCCACACAATCTGACCTTGTAAAAACTGCAGAAAAAAATGGTATCATTGATTTTATGCGAATTCTAAATGTCATGCCTTCTGTTGATGTTATTGAATTTGGCGTTGAGGATATTGTTCGTTCAGGTCTCTGTAAGGAATATCTAATTGCAAAAACGGAATTGAATCTATGACATTTATTCATCATAATTTTTTAGGTGATATTGAACTAGAATGTAAAACAACAGAAAGCATTCGTCTTTATAATCTCCCTAATGGTAACTGGGTGCCTTCTATCACTTCAGTTACCTCATTTTATAATCGTCAAGTTTTTGTAAAATGGCGCCAACGTGTTGGTATCGAAGAAGCAAATCGAATTACAAAAAAAGCAACAGCAAGAGGAACTGACTTCCACCAAGTGTGCCAGGACTATCTTGAAAACAAAGAGTTGAATTGGGATGATTATCAACTCCTGACAAAACACATGTTCCATCATGCAAAACCTTATCTAGATAAGATAAATAATATTCATGCAATTGAAAGAACTCTTTACTCAGAATATCTTGGACTTGCAGGTAGAGTAGATTGCATCGCAGAATACGAAGGTGAACTTGCTGTCATTGACTTTAAGACATCAGAAAAAATTAAACCAGAAGCATGGATTGAAAATTACTTCGTTCAAGAAACATTCTATGCTGCTGCATATTATGAATTGACTGGTAAAGTAGTTAAAAAACTTATCACACTAATGGTTACTCCTAGTGGTGAAGTCAAAGTATTTGACAAAAGAAACAAAGACGACTATATTAGATTATTAGTTCGTTACATTAAAGAATTTGTACATCACAATACTGGGTCAAATGGAGAATGAATTAGAGAAAGTACTAGAAAGTAAATTCTTTTGTCCTTCTCGGTTTGCACAAGAGATTGAATCTTTAGTGCAAACAAACGAAGAGATGAATTATATCGATGCGATTGTGCATTTTTGTGAAAAGAATAACATCGATGTAGAATCAGTTCCTAAACTTATTTCCAAACCTTTGAAAGAAAAGATTAAGTATGAGGCGATGGAACTTAATTTCTTAAAGAAAACTTCCCGTGCAAAATTAATTTTTTGAATGATGCCAGTTGATGCCTATCGTTGTTATCTGTCTTTAAAAAATCATTTCACTAAAGGCAGTTATGATTACCATAAGTATTGTGGTAAAAGCAGAGCAACTGTTCAATCTTTTTATAAACGTAAGGACAGGTTCTGGTTCGAAAAAGTTTCTAGACAAAAAACAGACCAAGAAATAGTTGAGTTTTTTGTATCTAATTTCATCTCTTGCACAGATCCTAGTAAGCTTTGGATTGGTGAAATGATGCGAGATGGTGAAGGAAGATATGAACAATGGAAAAAAAGAAATCAATCACTTTCTTATATCTTCAAAGAAGAATCAGAAAAGTTGTTTGAAAACAGAAAACTTGAAGAAGTTTTTGATTGCAAAAAGGGACATCCACCCATCTTAAAGATGTTCCTGAGCGGGAATATTAGCCCAGAAACTATGGTGATCTATGATAGAATATTCCTGTTCGGGAATACCTTTGATAAGAAACTCAAAGATCCAGTGTGGGAAACCGTCAGCATGAAGATAAAAAAATATTCTTCATTTCTAAATATTGATGTATTTCGTTATCGTAAAATTCTGAAAGAAATTATTCTAGGAGATGCATGAGTTTTTTTAAATCTGAAGTTGTTCGTGCAGAGATATCTGAAATCTCAGAAATGCAAGAACAAATTTATAAAAATGTTTTTGAGTTTCCTCGCATGACTAAAGAGGAAAAACTATTTCATGTAAATCTTCTTGGTCAACTTTTAGAAAAACAGAAAGTGCTTTATACTCGTCTGAGTTTATCAGATGATCCCGAAGCACAAGAAATGAAAAAACGTATTGCTGAATCAGCATCAATGATGGGTCTTCCATCAAATGTTGATATGAATATTATTTTTAATAACATGAGTAAAATGCTTGAAGCAATGCGCGAAAGGATTGACGAAACGGGTTCAGACCTGTAGAATAACGAAGTACACAAAAGCCAAATCCTTACAAATACGAGGTAATCTAATGTCTTTTAACGATCTCAAAAAGCAATCTTCTCTTGGTTCGCTCACTGCGAAACTGGTAAAAGAAGTAGAGAAGATGAGTACAACTTCTGGGGGTGCTGATGAGCGTCTCTGGAAACCCGAAATGGACAAAACTGGTAATGGTTTTGCAGTCATTCGTTTCCTTCCTGCACCAGAAGGTGAAGAACTTCCCTGGGCAAAACTGTATACTCATGCATTCCAAGGTCCTGGTGGTTGGTATATTGAA